TAGCCGCCATAGCCGCCATAGCCACCGCCTCCGCCGTAGCCACCACCTCCGCCACCATATCCAGCTGTGGGATTTTGACGAAAAATATCTTCTACGTATTGCTTACCAGAAGCTACTAATTCATCAGCTGTTTTATCACCCATGTAATTTGGAGAACCCATAACTGTTGTTCCGGGTGGGCCACTAAAATCATACATAGGAACTTCAGGGTAAAAATTAGCCATTGCAGCATTAATTGAATCTTCTGTGCCGTAATCATATTTATTATAATACTGCCCCATCATATTAAGAAGAGCATCTTGAACTACTGGGCTAGAAGCTGTAGTTCCAGTAGAAGCACCAAATGGACTTCCGTATCCAAACAGCATATTAGATGTGGGTGTCATTGACATACCAGCTTTATAAAGAGGATGTCCTTTTATTTTATCTAATTTTGCACTAGGTAATCCAAATTTATTGTAAGTTGGTTGTATTCCAGCATAATAATCATCCAATACTGTCTTTTTTCCTAAAAAGATCTAGTATCTTTTTGTCCTGGAGGTCCACCTGGTTTATCGTGTGGACTTACAACGCCACTTAAATATCTTTTTAAAACTTTTGCTTGTTCTGTGTCTCCTTTTCCTTGTGCCTGTAATTTATTTAAAGATTTTTCTAATTTATGTTGCCCATCACTTTTCCGTGCATTATCATTTCTATTTTGACTTCCGGAAGAAGACGTAAATCCACTTGATCCACTTGACTTATTTTCTTTTGCTTTAGTAGAAACTCTACTAGCATAACTACGAAACCTATTATCTTCGTCAGCCATTATCTTCTGCCTTGGGAATTTAAACCTGCTCTTAATACTCCTCTACTTTCTTGTATTCGTGGGAGATAGTATTCTATAAAATCTTCATAAGTAACCTGAACTTTACTAGGCCCAGAACTTTCTACGAATGCTCTGTAATCCTCTTCATAAGGTCTTCTTCCAGCAAGGTTTAAACCTGACTTCATCATTGAAGCTATTCCGGCTTCACGTCCTGCGTCATTGAATGGAGGGGGTTCTTCCCAATTATCTACACCAAATTCTATACCTATTTCCGGGTCTGGTAATGGAACAACATCTTGTCTTACATTTCCTGGAACTACAGGGAATGGTCGTACATACTCATTTTGGCTTCTAATAAAATCTTCCCTACCTTCATCAAACGGTGAAGATTCTATATTATCAGGTACGTCAGCAGATACCATTTCTCCTTGTTCACTTTTATCATAATAATCATCTTCGTTTACTGTAGGGTATTGGTTTTCAATCGCATCATCTAAAATATCTGAGTAAGCATTTGTTTCAAAATTATCTATTTTTCTTTGTTCTTCATCTACTAGTGCTTGAATTTTTTCTTCACGTGTAGAAACATCCGCCATGTTAGGTCTAAACGTATTATTTACATAGTTTGCTACCTCTTCTTCGCTATCATCTACCATGGAAGGTAGACCTTTATCTCTACTCATGTTACCAATTTCAGATAAAATAGCACCTAGTATTCCACCTTTTTCTGCAACATCCATAAATCCACCTGTTAGTGGATACATCTTATTATAAACTGGTTTTGCTCTGTTTCTTAGTTCATTACTTTCAAATCTATAATCTTCTTGCATTTCTTGTGGTGTGTTACCAAATATGCTTCCAGCATTATATTTATCGTAACGATTAAACTGTCTTCTTCTTTGTTTTAAATTATCTATACGTGGATCATTTTGTTGGAAAGTAGGTGCTTGTCGCTGCAAATCCATCATCTTATGATAGTTTTGCCCCATTCCACTACCTGCAAATTCTCTAAAATCGTCCCGCTGATTAAAATTAATAGCGGGACGTTTGTATGCACCTAATGCTCTTTCTGCTTGTTCTCTAGTTCTTGGTGGCATTATTATGCTCCTGGAACGATTATTATTTTAAGTATCACCAAAACAACCACGACAACAACACCGGCTTTAATCCAGTCTTTCATGCCCCAGTCATTCCATTCTTTGAGATGACCCCAAATATCTTTCAATAACTTCATATTACCTCCTATTTGCTTTTTTTAAGGCCACCCTTACGATAACCTTTTACCTTTCCACCCTTCTTCATTTGCATTTTTTGTCCTGTTGCACGTGCATGCTTTTGAGCTTGCTGTACTCCTCCGGAAGTGTATGGAAATTTCTTTTGTCCTACTTTTGGCATTTTCTCTCCTAGTGTAATGTTGGTTTTTCAACGGGTTTAAACATTTTTATAATTTCCTCTTGAAAATTAAAACTTTCAGCCACTGCTATAAACATCTGCTGTGTTTGTGCAGGTCCTAATGCTCTTTCATACATATTTCTTGTAACAGCCATTAACGCACCACATACTTGTAAGTAATCTTTTTCAGATTTTATTTCACTGCTCGCTACTTCTTCTACTTTTTGCATCACAGTGCTAAGTTTGTCCATTAGTTTTTTTGGATCCGTTACCATTGCCCCTCGATTTTGCAACTCTTTCAGCTGTTTGATTTTTCATAGCATCCCTTGTGTTTGCCATGTTTTCTTTAAGAAGTGCCATTGCCTCCATAGAATCTTCTTTATTAACATCTGCTGAAACTTTCATCAAGTTAATACTTGTATCTGCTTCTAGCTTATCTCTTTCAAGATCCATCTTTTCGCCTTCTACCATCATATCTTTTTGTAGTTGCATCTGCGTTTGCATAGCTTTTAGATCAATTTCTTGTTGTTTTAGTTTAACAAGTGGATCTTGAGCTTCTCTGCTTATTCTAGCTTCTTCATCAGACGCTAATTGTTTTGTCATTTGCGCTTCCATTTTTGCTTGCTCAGATGCTTGCTGATTTACCAATTGATCTTGCTGCTGTTGTAATTGCTGCATTGCTTGAGGATTTTGTTGTGCTTGTTGCATTTGTTGCTGCAACTGTTCTAATTGTGGTTTAAATTTTTCTTGAATCTTCTCTCCTGCAACTAAAGAAATATGCTCGCACACGTGTGCTTGCAACATTGCATATAATTGAGGATTTATTTGTACCATACGTGTAAACATAAATTCAGCATGCGCTTCTATATGTGCCATATGATCTTGCATTGGAAATGATTTTGGTTGTTGGCCACGCATAGCCCCCGCATTTTCCATTGCCGGACTCATAGGTTCTGGCATTTCTGGATCTGGTTTTAGTATAGCTTCAACATTATCAACACCCATTGCATCATACATTCTTCTATACGCTTCACGTAAATTATGTAATTGTGGTGCAGCTGTAGCTAATTGTAATTGTTGTTGTGCCAATGTGACACGTTGTGCCATAGAAAATATATTTGGATCAGATACAGGAATAACATCTACTCTCTCATCAAAATCCGTTTGTTTAATCATTTGGTTTCCACCAACAACCATATAAGGATACTGTGGTGGAAGATAAATTTGGAATACTTTTGCAAGTAATTTAAATTCCATTTTCTGTGCGTAGTGTAATCTTTTATGTATTGCACTCATCACTTTTGTTCCACGCTCTATTAACGCTAGTGTAGTTCCAACAGGATTCTGTTCGTTACCTTCACCCATTTTCATATCGGCTATTGCAGCAAAAGATTTTCCTGCATCAACAGCAAAACCTAATAATTGAAATAATACGCCTGATGGTTCTTTATAGGGAAGCATCATTAGTGATTCTTTTATTGATTGTCCTGTTACATCTACATCACGAAACTCACCTGGTTGTAAAGGTTCATCATGGTCACGGATACGCATACCACGTGCCTTAAAACCTGCTGGTAAGTTAGCAAGAGTTCCTGCATCAATTAATTGTCGCAAAGCACTTGTTGCAGTTCTTGATAACCCACCAAGCATGTGTATTAGGCCAAATCCATAGAAGCCTAATCCTGGGAGGAACTTGTAATGTACAAAGTAGTGATTCTTCATAAAGTTTGGATCACCTTCTTTGTAATTTCTTTTTATTGATAAAATCTCTTGTGAGTATTGATCAATAGAAACAACGTAAGGAAGTTTAACGCCAGTTTCATCTTCAAAACCTGGCACGTCTGCATTAATATGCATCTCTAATATTATGTGTTCTTCATCGCCGGATGCGTAATTTTTCTCTGATCCATGTAATTCATCTACTTTATCTACAATATCATTTGATTCAACTTCGCCTGTTGCTAATTCTATATCACGGTAAAATCCTTGTAATTGTTGTTTACGAACATCATTACCACTAGTTTTAATAATATGTGTTACACGATCAGCACTCTCTAAGTCTGTTGCCATGTAATTAATAACAAGATCTTCACCTGCAACAAATTTAGCGCTCGCACGTTTTAGTAACCCATCATAGTAAACTTTTTTAAAGGCAGAACCACATAGTGGCAAATAAAATAATAATTGATCCATATCCGGATCGTATTCCTGCATTACCTCTGTTATTTGGTAATTCATAAATTCTTGGACACGTTTCGCCTGGTCTTCTATTTCAGGAGAAGCTAGTCCTACAACTTGAGTCCGTACGGGGCCGCTTGGGGGGAGAAGTTCCTTATACGCTTGGGCTTGAAACTGTGTTACAGATTCAGCGAGTAAGGGGTGTACGACCCCGGACGCTCCTTCGAATGGTTGTGTGCGGTTTTCATATTTGAAACCCAGCATATCAAGACCTTTGACATAGGTATCTTCCCAGTCTTTCCTTGAATCACGATCCGATTCGAATTCTGCTAGTAGATCACTTGCGAATCTACTTAATTCATTTTCCTCTATATATTCTGCTAAATTAGCGTTGTGTGGTATTTGTGATGTATCTATTGGAGCATCTGGATCTGTGTTAATCTCTGCACCACCATCTTCTAGTAATTCTACATCCGGTTCAAAATTAACATTCTTTTGATCCAATTGTACTTCTTCACCAGTAGGTTCTATCTCTAGCGCCCCTGTTAGTGCTTCTAGTGCCTTATCTATATTGTTTTTATTATCAGCCATTTACAGCTATTCCCCCTCTTTGATACGCCGGTAAACCGCGTGCAATTTTTGCTGCAGCTTCTGGATTATCTTTCAATAAAATCATTGGAATCTCCCATCCCCTATTTTTATCATCTATTATAGATGTTTTTAAATATTTTGCACCACTTTTTTTAGCTGCTTTTTTCATTGCACCTTCTGCCATTGGTCCGTATGCGGCGATATTTCCACCATAGTCTTTACTGCCTGGAGTTAA